TGTGGAAACATACTCGCAATGGGTCCCGATTGTTATAAAGATAAAGATAAATTTCCTAGAGGTCCATGGTGCAAGAAGGGCGATTGGGTAATCTTCGCTCGGTATGCAGGATCTCGTTTTAAAATAGAAGGAGGAGAAGTTAGATTACTCAACGATGATGAAGTCATCGCAACAATCCAAGACCCGGAGGACATCGTCCACGAGTTTTAAACATAGAAAAGGAGAACTATGCCAGAAGAAGAAAAAAAAGAAGTAGAACAGAAAGAAACATTTCCAGGTGAGAAAATGGTACCGTTAGATACAACGGGACCTGGGGCAGAAGTTGATTTACCAGATGATACGGTAAAAGCAGATGAAGCTCCTAAAGATGAACCAATAGTCACGGAACAAAAGGAAGAACCAATAAAAGTAGAAGAAGTAAAAGAAGAACCAGCGAAAGAAGTACCTATAGAGACGAAAGATGAAACAAAACTAGAAGAGTATAGTGAAGGGGTTAAAAAAAGAATCTCTAAACTAACTCGTAAGATGAGAGAAGCAGAACGTAGAGAAAAAGCGGCATTAGATTATGCAGCTGGCGCTAAACGTGAAATCGAGATTACTCGAGATCAGTTTCAAGCGAATGAAGAAAAATACGATAAAGCTTTCTCTGAAAAAGTTAAAGAAAGNATGACTTCAGCACAACAAGAACTAGCGGATGCTATCTCTTCAGGAGATGCTCAAAAGCAAGTTGCAGCTAATCGTAAGATTGCCGCGCTTTCTATTGAAGAAGCTAGACTCAATGCTGCTGAAAAAATGCGGACTGAAACTAAGGAAACAGTAAAAACCCCTGAGGATAAAGATTATATGAGACATAGGGAAACTCCAAAAGAGCTTCCTAGTGAAACTCCTCCTGATCCACAAGCGCAAGCTTGGGCAGAAAGAAATGTTTGGTTTGGTCAAGATCGAGCCATGACATTTACTGCTTTTGAAATCCATAAGGATTTAGTGGAAAAAGAAGGCTTTGATCCAAAATCTCAGGATTACTATGTAGAAATTGACAAACGTATAAGAGTTGACTTTCCACATAAATTTGATAATAGTGGTAATATAACAACGACCAAACCCGTTCAGACGGTTGCTTCTGCGTCTACATCAGCCGCAAGAAGTATAAAACCCGGTCGCAAAACTGTGACGCTCACGCCTTCACAGGTAGCAATAGCTAAAAAATTAAACGTGCCACTTGAAGACTATGCAAAACAATTATCCATGAAGGAGGTATAAGCATATGAAAAAAGAAGATAAAACCCCTCGTGCTCAGCAAACTAGGTCTGAATCTGAAAGACCAAAAGTTTGGGTGAATTCATCTCACTTAGATGCACCCAAGTGTCCAGCTGGCTTTAGACAGCGTTGGATTCGTTATGAAACGATGGGCGTCGATGACACAAAAAACATCACGGCCAAGTTAAGACAGGGATGGGAACTCGTAAGAGCTGATGCCTACCCTGATTCTAACTTCCCCGCAATTGAAGCAGGTAGATACAAAGGGTACATAGGTGTAGGTGGTCTAGTGTTGGCTAGAATACCGGAGGAGATCGCGAAGCAACGTGATGCCCATTTTCAAAAAATGGCGCAACAAAAAAACGAAGCAGTAGAAAACGAACCTCTTAAGGATCAACATCCAAGTATGCCAATGTCACAACAAAGGCGTACTTCGTATAGTTTCGGTGGTGCAAAAAAGAACGATTAATTTTTTAGTCAATCTTTTAAGGTTAATCCTCACTACTGAATTTTGTTTAACCCGTTCATAGGGAAACTTATGAACAACTAGGAAAAGGTAAATATAATGGCAAATCGTAATCAAGGTGGATTTGGCTTAAGACCAGTTAATACGTTGGGGAATACTCCATCAACTGGTGGACAGTCTAAATACGCAATAGAAAACGGAGCCGCTTTCAATATTTACAACGCAGAACCAGTAATTTTAGATAGAACAGTTGCAGCAGCAGCTGGTGGCTATCTTACAAATGGTTGTGCTTCAGCAGGAACTTTGTTTTTAGGAGTGTTTAATGGTTGTTTTTACAACGCACTTACAACAGCAAAACCTACATGGAGTAACGCTTATTTAACTGGGACCGGCGTTGTAGCTGGCGAAATAGTTACGGCTTTCGTAAACGACAACCCTTTCCAAGAATATGAAATCGCTCTGACAGCAGCAACTGGTGCAGCGCCAATTACTCAGGATACAATCCAGAATCAATTTGGCGGTCTTGCAGACACAACTGCTTCAGCTACATCAACAGGTGGAAGATCAAGTTGCACATTAGCAGCTCCTACTGCCTCTGGTGCTGGCGCTCATGGTTGGGCGGCACTAAGAAGTGCTGAAGACCCTGATAATAGTGATTTCACAGCAGCATATGCGAGTATTATAGTTGTACAAAACTTGAAATATTCTCAATTAGTTGCTGGAACAGCGTAAGGAGCATATAAAACATGGCAATATCACGAGCACAGCTAGTTAAAGAACTAGAACCAGGTTTGAATGCACTGTTCGGCTTGGAATACAAACGTTATGAAAACGAAGCAAGTCAGATATTCGATCAAGAATCATCTGATAGAGCTTTTGAAGAAGAAGTTATGTTATCTGGTTTCGGTACTGCTGATGTAAAACCTGAAGGATCGGGCGTTCAATACGACGATGCTCAGGAAACTTACACAGCTAGATACACTCACGAAACAGTAGCATTAGCTTTCGCATTAACAGAAGAAGCAATCGAAGATAACCTCTACGACAGAATTTCTTCTCGTTACACAAAAGCACTAGCTCGTTCAATGGCAACATCCAAACAAGTTAAAGGTGCAAACGTTCTAATTAATGCATTCGCAGCTTCCGGCTATGACGGTGGCGATGGTGAATCATTATGCGGCAGCGCTCACCCTACACTTAATGGAAATCAGTCAAATATACCGTCAACTGCGGCAGATCTTTCTGAAACATCTTTAGAACAAGCGTTAATTGATATCGCTGGGTTCCAAGATGAAAGAGGTCTTAAAATTGCAGCTCAAGGAATGAAAATGATCATCCCTAAAGAATTGCAATTTACTGCTGAGAGAATAATGAAATCTCAAGGTAGAGTTGGTACGGCGGATAATGACATCAATGCAATTAAGAACATGGGTATGGTTCCACAAGGTTTTACTGTGAACCACTACTTAACGGACACTGATGCTTGGTTCATTAAAACTGATACACCAAATGGAATGAAGCACTTCGTTAGAGCACCGTTAAAAACAGCTATGGAAGGCGACTTCGATACTGGCAATGTTAGATATAAAGCAAGAGAAAGATACAGCTTCGGCTGGTCTGACTGGCGTGGCATATACGGCAATGCAGGTGCATAATAAGTAAAAAATTATGAGGCGGCCTCAAAACCGCCTCATTCTTAATGAAAGATGAAAAAATGAAAAAATTCTTCGTACGTATCAATTATAACGGTTATCATGCCCAAACGGTCATTGAGGCATTAGATAATGTTGAATCTATTGAACAATCAATCCTTGACAAACTGGGAAGAAATAAGATAAAGTTCGAAAAAGATGGATTTACCCGTGGTAAATGGATTACATATGAGGAGTTTAGAGATGACAGAACACCTTTACAATATGAAACGGTCCTTGGAGTTAGAATGGCAACAAGAGCACCTGAAATCAGGGAAACATAATATCCGGATGATTGAGATTAATAAACAAATCCAGGATGTTATCAAAGAGATCATTGCTCAAGAATTTGTCGAAGATACTCGCGATAGTAAAATTGCTGAGTCCAGGTCTGAAGTATCAATAGCTACTTAAACGCTATTATCAAAATCAAACATTGTTGACAGGATACCTTGCGCTTTTTAAAAAAATTCGCTATATCTAAATTAGTATACAATTATTTAATAGAGTGCTGACGCGTATACTCGACGGCCTAGAGACAGCATTCACTAACTAGGAGGATTATAATCATGGCAACAACACGTTTTCGAGGTCCAGTCATACAAGGCAAATTTAATGAAGCCGGTGTAACTGGGTATAACCTTGAACAAAAAACAAGCAGTTATGCAGTCGTGATCGGTGACAGTGGAAAAACTTTCACATCACCATCTGGCAGTATCACTTTTACTTTACCAGCAGTAGCAGCTAATGAAGGATCTGTATTTACATTTGTAAACACAGGTGCTGATGGCAGCAATGGAATGGTAATCACTGGTGCAGCGGGTACTGAGTACATTACGTACAAAGGCGTTGTTAACCAAATCACTTTAACAAATACGAAGGCTACTTCTAAAGTAGGCGACTATGTTAAAATTGGTGGTGCTATATCCGGAACAACTTGGACAGTTTTAGACATCCAAGGCGTTTGGGCATAATAAATATATTAGTGAGCTCCTTAGGGAGCTCACATAATTAGGAGAAACTATGAGCGCAACAGGCGTAAAACAGTTCTACACAGAAGCTGACTCTACACTTCGAACCGTTACAGGTGGTGCAACAGTAGTAGCAGGTGTTTGCTATTTAAAAGGTGTCACTATCAATCCAAGCGGTACATCCTGCCATGTAAAAATTTACAGTGGTAGTACGGCAACAGCTACTAATAAAATATATGAACAGAAATTAGGCGACGAAGCCGTCTATCAAGAATATATTGCAGCTGAGGGAATTAGATGTCCCGATGGAATGTATATTGAAAGAGTAGCAGGAACAACTTCTGTAGCAGTTATCTGGCAATAGGAGGATAGATGGCAACATCTGGAACAGTCGATTTCAATCTATCGATTGAAGAAGTAATAGAAGACGCATATGAAAGATGCGGTGGTCAAGCACGCGCAGGTTACGACCTAAAAAGTGCTAGACGATCGTTGAATATTTTATTGTCTGAATGGGGCAATAGAGGTTTACATTTTTGGGAAGTGGGTAATATCAACATGGCCTTAAATGAAAACCAAAATACTTATAAGATTTATAAGAATTCTACTGCACGAGATTCCAGTGTAACCTATCCCGCAAAAGATAATACAGGCGCTTATATTTATAATGCCACTGATATATTAGAAGTGGTCTATAGAGATCAAATTAGTACCCCTACTGATGTATCGATGACTAAGGTTGATCGTTCAACATATCAAGCCTTAGCTAACAAAGATTCAACAGGAACTCCTTCTCAATTTTTAGTGCAACGATTTAGAGATTATACTCAAATTAAAATTTATCTAACTCCAAGTTCAACAACAGATAAGTTTTTAAATTTTTATTACATTAAAAGAATTCAAGATGCAGGGGGATATGCTAATGATCCCGATGCTCCTTATAGATTTTTACCGTGCATGACTTCAGGTTTAGCTTTTTATTTAAGCCAGAAAGTAGCTCCGGATAGATCACAAGCTTTAAAATTATACTACGAGGACGAATTGGCACGAGCTTTATCAGAGGATGGATCAGCTTCTAGCTCTTACATTACTCCTAAAGCTTATTATCCAGCACAAGGTTAATTATGGGAAAATTTGCATCAGGCAATCACGCAATAGCAATTTCAGATCGATCGGGATTAAGATTTCCTTATAAAGAAATGGTTAAAGAATGGAACGGGATGTGGGTTCATTATACAGAATTTGAAGTAAAACAACCTCAATTGGAATTAGCTTTAATTGGTCCAGATGGAATTGCATTAGCACACCCAAGACCGGATTCACGAGGGTTTCATAAAGTTCCAATAATGCTTCCGGACGATCCTTTTGAAACTTATTTAGCAGGTAACCCTAAGATTTTTACACACTCCCCTAATCATAAAAGAAATAATGCAACCATCGTACGATTTAGAGGAACTCCAGATCAATCGACGAGTACAGGTCCATCAGGATGGCCACCCACTCCAAGTAATGGAGCTGCTGGTTATTCGATCTGTGAAGATGTAAGTGATATTCCGGGTTCTGTTATTTGTCAATCAGCGGGTCATACAATTAGTGTAGGTAAAAGAGGAATAACTGTGAGTACAACTTTAGTTAACAATATTGATGATACTCAAACTACAGGAATTATATTAACTAATCCTGATGCTGGCGCTGGTTCTCTAACCTTTAGAGGAGTGACTACTACTAATTTTTTAAAACAAGCTGTATTGATTGATAGTGAAATTATAATATATACTACGATTGCTTCTGATGATTCATTAGGACAAGTAGCTCCAGAAGCTACAGCATTAAATCCAAAGGTTGTAGTGCGAGGTGCTTTTGGTACAACTAAAGCAGCTCATTTAGCAGCAGCGGTCGTTACATTAATAAATGATCCTACTAACTATTTTACTTTTGAAAAAGCAGGTTATAATGCTACAACAGGAGAAATTACAGGAGGCGGGTTTCCAGTATCAGCTGGACCTGTTACTATCACACCATGACCTATGATGAATTAGTTACAAAAATTAGAAACTATAGTGAAGTAGATGATACAGTATTTACTTCAACGGTGGTTAATGGATTTATAGAAGATGCTGAATTTAGAATCATGACCGATGTGGACCTGGATGTCTTCAGAAGAAATGATTATTCTACGTTATCTGTGGGTAATGAATTTTTAACATTGCCAGATGGAATTTTATTGATAAGATGGGTAGAAACCTATAGTTCAGGAACTGGGGCTAGAACTCCCCTAATGCAAAAAGATTGCTCATTTATTGATGAATACACAGGCAATCGTGTAACTACAGGTACCCCTAAATATTATGGGTACTGGAACGAAACAAAATTGTTATTGGGTCCAACACCTGACACAGCCTTGAATGTTGAGGTTGCTTATGTTAAAAGACCTAATACAACGGATGGCACGAAATTGACATCCACAAACACTACTACGTATTTAAGCTTAAACGCTCCTAATACGCTCTTGTATGCTACTATGGTTGAAGCATGCACTTTTTTAAAAGACAAAGACCAGCTCCAAGTATATGAAGGTCGTTACTCTCAATCTCTAATGGGATTAGGTATCGAACAACAAGGACGAAGACGAAGAGATGAATATGTGGACGGGGAGATTAGACAAAAATTACGATCTGTTCCACCTAGTCCATAATTAATTTAGGAGGAAAATATGGCAAATACGGTAATGACTAGTTTTAAGTCGCAATTACTTTCAGGCGTGCATGATTTTGCAACTGCAGGTGATGCGTTTAAACTATCTTTGTACACAAGTTCTTCCACAATCAACGACGCAGGAACAACAATTTACGAGACTGCTAATGAAGTTCCCAACAGTGGAACTTATGCTGCGGGTGGCGGAAGTTTAGCCAACCAAGCTGTATCAGTCGATGGTACAACAGCTCTTGTAGATTTTGATGACTTATCGTTCACTAGTGCTACGATCACAGCAAGATATGCTTTGATTTATAATAGTACTGATGGAAATAAAGCCGTTTGCGTTTTAGATTTTGGAACAGACCAAACTTCCACTAGCGGAACATTTACAATTCAGTTCCCAAGTGCAGGTGCAAGTACCGCTATCATAAGAGTAGCGTAAGGAGATTTTAAATGGCGTTTATAACAAACGATCGAGTTAAAGAAACCTCGACGACAGTTGGCACAATTAGTATGGTGCTATCTGGAGCAGTTTCAGGTTTCGTAACTTTTAATGCTGGAATTGGTGATACCAATACAACTTACTATACCATCGTAGGAGAAGATGTTCCTAGCGAATGGGAAGTAGGAATTGGTAGTTATACAAATGGAACCACTTCACTATCAAGAGATACCGTAATTGGTAGTAGTACTGGATCTAAAGTTTCTTTTTCAGCAGGAACTAAAATAGTTTTTGTTTCATTACCTGCAGACAAAGCAGTGATGAAAGATAATTCAGGAAATGTAGTATTTGGTGATGGCACCGATACTGGATTTGCAACTAAAGGATTTGCGATTGCCGTAGGCATCGCATTATAAGGAGTAGAATATGGCGCAAAATTTTCGCAGATATACCTCAAACAACGTAGGAACCGTTGCGGCTACTGTCGTAACAGCAAATTCATACGATGCAATTGTAGGAATATCATTGTCGAATGTGCATACTTCTGCAATCAATGTGAGTTGTTATATTAATGATGGCACAAATGATATCTATCTTGTGAAAGATGCTCCCATACCAGTGGGATCTTCTTTGCAGGTTTTAGATGGGGGAGCAAAAGTAGTTCTAGATGGAACGACTTCAGATGCTCTTAAAGTTATCAGTGATACGGCAAGTTCGTTGGATGTATGGGTAAGCGCAGTTGATGCTATTAGTACATAAGGATAACATATGGCCTATATTGGTAATATACCTGCTGAAGCATATATCAGCATTAGTTCACAAACCTTTACCACGATTAATGGTACAAGTTATACATTAAGTTCGAGTGTAGAGAGTTCAGATGATATTGCGTTATTTTTAAATAACGTTAGACAAAAACCTTCAACATACACAGCTACAAGCACGACTCTTACAATGGGTACGGCTACAACAACAGCTGACGAATTATATTGTGTCTATTTAGGCAAAGCTTTACAAACAGTGAACCCCGGTGCAGATTCCGTGGGGACTTCTCAAATAGCAGATCTAGCAGTTACGGATGCTAAATTAGCAGCTACACAAGATTTAAGTACCAAAACCATTACACTTCCCGCAAGTGTTAGTGGCTTAGGCACAGGAATTACAAACGCTCAATTAGCAGGATCGATTGACGTTACAACAAAAATTACAGGAAAAGTACCTACCGCTAATTTAGGAACAGGTACTGCTTCATCGTCAACTTATTTAGCTGGAGATCAAACATATAAAACTATTGAAGAATATGACGATAATGTAGTCCAATCCAATATCGCCATGTTAGGATTTAAAGTGGCCGTTAATGGTTCTTTAACTAGATACAATTTAGTCGATCAATCAATAGATGAATTTTATGACACAAGCGGAATCGATGCTTCTGCATCAACGAATGAACAAAGGGTCGCTTCAGGTTCAAATTTTTATTATGATGGAGCAATAAGTGTAACTCCAACTGTTACAGAAGATGCAGATACAACAGCAACAGATGGAGATTATACCGTTTATTCATGGACTGATACTGCTGCACCAGGTTCTTACAGTCAAGATTCGGCACAATCCGATATAGATTTTTTAGTTATTGCTGGAGGAGGAAGTGCTGCAGATAGTACACCTGCTGGTGGCGGTGGAGCTGGAGGATATAGAAATTCTTATGGAAGCGAAGCCTCTGGCGGAGGTGCTTCTTCCGAAACTGCTTTAACTTTTGGTGCTGGTACAACTTATACAATAACAGTTGGTGCTGGTGGAGCTGTTCCTACTGGTGCAGGAAATAATGGTGCAGCCTCATCAATTACTGGTTCAGATATTACAGATATAACTACTGTTGGAGGTGGAAGAGGTGGGCAGAACTCATCAGCACCAGCAGGTATAGGTGGTTCAGGTGGTGGTGGTGCAGGTCAACCCAGTGCTACTTCTGGTGCTGCTGGAACAGCTAATCAAGGTTATGCTGGTGGAAATTCTGTTGATACTACAGGTTATAATGGAGGCGGCGGAGGTGGAGCTAGTGCAGTTGGTGCAAATTCTACTGGTACGTCAGGTGGAACTGGTGGAAATGGTGGTAATGGTTTATCTTCATCTATAACAGGTGTTGCGGTCTTAAGAGGCGGTGGCGGAGGTGGAGCATCTTATAATGGAACGCCAGGTACAGGTGGAACTGGTGGCGGAGGAAATGGTGCTACTTCTACTGGAACTGCTCAGAATGGAACTCCAAATACTGGCGGTGGTGGCGGTGGTACTGATGGAACTGCTGGTGGAGGTGGTTCAGGTATAGTTATTTTAAGAAGATTAACAAATACTACGGCTGTAGCAGATTTAACTTTACAATCTACAGATGTTACAGCAGTAAGTGAACCTTCTTATGGAGAGTTCGTTACATTAATAGAAAATGCTGCAGGAACAGCTACATTAAATACCGACATTAAAGGGTATGTATCAAGAGATTCAGGTGTTACATTTACTCAAGGTACACTTGTGGATGAAGGAACATGGGGAACAAATAAAAAAGTTTTAGGTTTTCATGATTTAGATATTTCAAGTCAACCAAGTGGTACAAGTATGTGCTACAAAATTACAACGCACAATCAATCAGCAAGTTCAAAAGAAACAAGAATTTATGCAACTAGTATAGGTTGGAGATAATAAATGGCACACAGTGAAATATTAAAAAGAAGTATTGAAGATGGCGCAGTCTCTAATGATAAATTAGGAACGGACATCTCAGCTGATAAACT